AATGCTGGTATAAACTTTCTTGTGAGTCCGTCCTTACCTTCAAAACTTGTATTAGACTCTGAAGGTTCTACGTATCTCTTTTTAACCCAATGTGCACCTACACCACCCGGGTTAGCTGTACATCTTAGATAAGTCTTTATAGCTGGGTTAGTAGTTCTTAGACGTGATGCTAAGTAGTTCCAACCAAACTCTGTAGGTAAATGAGTTATCTCATCAAAACCTATCCAACTGTACGCTTGTCCTTGATAACGATAAACATCTGCATCTCGTTCCAAGAACCCAAATTCTATTTTAGCTCCACTTGGGAACAACCATAACTTTTCTACTTCTTTAAACTTAGCACCTTTAAAGGCTATCGGATAAAGCTCTCGAGACTTATCTATAAGTTCTCTTAGTTCTGGCATAGACCTTCTTAATATCAAAGCTCTGTGCTCTGTTATGTGACAGTAACGCAATGGGTCTATTAACATTGCAAAACTTTTACCACCACCTGCTGCACCACCGTAAAGAACATCCTTCTCACCTGCAGCTAGAAAGTCTGTCTGTGGTCCTTCGTTTGGCATAAAAGCCACATGAGAACCAGTCGTATCTAAATGTTTTTGTATAGCATCAGGTAACTCTTTGGTGTCTGATTCTGTTAAAACATTCGATGTTAAAACTTTCTCTTCTTGGTCAAGTTCTTTCTTGACTCTAGCTAAACTTCTTGTTAGCTTTTGAACTTTCTTACTTTTCTTATTAAGTTTATTCTTTGCTTGTAAAGCTAACTTAATTCCTGAAAGTTCTGAATTCTTTGGTCTACCGGGTCTAAGCCTTGGTGTACCGTCTTTCTTTAGTATATAACTCCCATCTGGGTTTGTCAAGTACTTATTTGAATTATCTTCCATATACTTTATCTACGTGTTTTTTCAATCCGGGTCTAGACATCTTTCTTCCTGTCTCTGCCTCTAACCAATCTACTCCAATACCTAGACTAATTTCTCCATGAAAGACTGCTTCAGATACTTCTTTTAACACCTTTAGTTCTTCTTCTATAGGCTTAAGAAAAGAATCAGTGTCTTCATCCATCTCATATCCAAAGGGTATGGTTGAAGAAGCTCTTGTTATATATCCTTCTTTCATTTTACTTTTCTGTAAGCTCTTGTTTTTCTTGCAGTTTTCTTTGGTTGCTTACTGTGCTGCTTTCCCTTTTTAGTATCTTCTCGTTTTTTTCGAGTTGATTCAGCATACTCTTTAGAAGATAGTGCCTTAATAGCTTTCTCTGGGAGATACCTTTCCCCCGTTTCTGCCGACTTTTTACCACTTTTAGTACGCCACTTTTGTTTTGTCCAAGCCCTAAGACTTCTTTGTGACTTTTTTAGACTTGACATTTTTCTTTGTTGTTAAACATTTCTTAAATAGTTTTGCGTAGACTTTGTTTAGTCTGTCCATCATCTTTATCATAAATTCCTTCATATTATTTATAGCCTCCCCCTTTGGCTTTATATTGTTTTGCTAAGAGCTGGGCTTTTCGAGCAGACCATTGTCCGGCTTTACCACCTTTAGTACCGGCTTTAATACTGTTGAAAAGCCTCTTACGCATAGTTGGCTTGGTATAATTACCAGCACTATTCACAGTTGACTTACTCTTCTTCTTTGTTGGCATCCTTTTCTCCTTTCTTTCCAAATATTGCATCCCAGTTATCAGCATACTGTTTAGAATGTATGTTGACTCTTGGAGCTGCTCCTTTGCCTCCGTGCCACGAAGGTCCATAAACTCTACCCTTATTCTTCTTACTAGACATAAGGACAGGCTTTTCGTTGCTTCCTAGTTGTGGCATACTACCACTTTACCTTATCAGCCCAGTAGGCTGCAGACATTTTACCTTTAGCAATGTTCTTACCGTGTCTTGCTTTAAAAGACTTTCTCTTAGCTTTCATTCTAGCTGACTCTCCTGCTTTAGGAGCACCTGCTGTCTTAGCACCTTTCTGACCAAAACGTATAGTCTTAATCTTATCACCTTCTTTAGCCACAACAATGTGTGACTTAGTCTTGTGACCCGGAGTTCTTTTAGGTTTGTTGAACCCTGAGACTCCTGCTCGTTTTAATCTACTATCTTTTTCTTTTGGCATTAGTGTACCTTCCTTTCTTCTAATTGTATATCATGTTGTAATTCTTGTATCTCCCCAAGAACCAACAGTCCGTATTGTATGGCTATTCTATTAGCTTGTGCAATTGTATCAGCTTTAATGTATGGACCTATTGCAGACCCATCTTCATTAACATGTTCTGTTATCCAAAGTCTAGTCATAGTCTTTGAGACTATCATAGTCTGCATCCTCTGCATCTATAACTACTGGGGCTTTATCGGGCATCAGAAAGATACCTCCACTAGCCATGTTATGATTTACATCTACTTTATCTACTCTACTAACACCAACTCTATCTAATAACGTCTGTGCAGCAGTAAGTTTATTAGCTGCTTGTACTATAGGTTTCTTAGATTCCATTATCTCTACAAGTTTAAAAGCTGCTTTAGGAGCTGAGTTAGCTAGTATCTCTTGAGTGAGTTCTAGTATCTCAGACTTTAAAGTCTTTACAACATGATGATAATGTGAAGAGTAACCAGCAAGTTCTGCTGCTTTCTTAGCATCACCACTAGTATTGACTAGGTGCTCTAGGAAAGACTTCTGCTTATCTGTTAATTCTCTTTTAGTTGTTGTGTTATCAACACTTGGTAATATAGCCATGAATCTAGTATACACATCCATTTAGAACTTGTCAAGCTTTAAAGTTTTTTTATGAAAGCCTTGACAAAAGTGGAATGCGTTGTTATACTAAACGTAGTGCCCCTCCCGGGTCAACATATACCCACAACATCCCTTACAAAACAATTGACGGCCTAGTAGAGGAGATTTCTTTGTGGGCGAAATAAATACTTTAAAGTCTTTAAAGATTCTAGAGTTTTAGTGTCGGGGCGTTAACTAGTTCTGGTTAATGACCATTCTCCTTGAAAATGTATAATCATGCTATAGATATATAGGGTGGAGGGTATGGTCTCCTGCCTCCCCTAGAGCCTTTTGTGGTGTTAGTTCTATATATACATGTATGCCCTAAAGCCTCTATAGTTTTTTGTATCCCTAGTAGAATCCCTGATTTTATAGTCTCTTTGTGTGCTTTTATACTTAACTCTAGAGTCTTTTGAGTACTTAGCAATCTTTGAGTGAATTCTTTAGATGAACTTTCTAGCTCTAGAAGTGTATGAGCTTTCCAAGTCCTTTCAAATTAATATATGCGAATAATGATGAAGCCGATATTAAAATCAAGATAGTACAAGTCTCCAACTTGACTTTAATATCTATGGCTTCCCTCTGGTTTACAAGCTTCTGGGATATTTAAGTTGTCTTTTTTATAAATTAAATGTTATACTATACGCATATTAATTTAAAAGGACTTAAAACATGAAAAGCTTAATCATACACATTCAACTACCAGAACTTGAAAGTTCTATTGAATGTTATTCAATCAAAGATGCTGAAGCAATAATCAATGGATTATCTAATCAGCCTTTGCAAGTGGTATCTAGTGACAGTGCAGTTACTGATACCTTAATTAACCTAATACCTAAGGAGGTATAATATGACAAATAAAAGCACACACGAAAGTATACTAACCACTAAAGATGGAGTAGCAACTCCACGCCAAGTTAATTACTTGGTTGCTCTTTACAAAGAGACATTAAAATCTTCAATCTTAAAATCTCATAGTAAGATTGATAAGTCTAATGACTGGATTAACTTCGGTGGTCGTGGAGAACTTAAAGGTAAGTTTGCAATCCACATGTATAATTCTTTTATTCCAAATAATAAGGAATTTACGAAAAACAAAGTATCTGGACTTATTAATAATGCAAAGATGTCTAATAAGTTTGATAAAGCTTTTGCTAAATCGCTTGTCAAGTCTGTTAACGCTTACGTTAAATAAGTCTAGATACTTCAAAAACTTCAAAGTCTTAATTGACTTTGGAGTTTTTTTTTGGCTTTGGGGCATTAATAATGTCATTTCAAAGCCTGTATAATATTTTACAGGCTATTTGAAATGGCTTTCGTTATCTTGTACCATTCGGTACGCTGTCCTCATTATTACCACAAAAGGCTCTCTTTATGTTAGAATCAGGAGACCAATACCCTCCATAGATATCTATCTAATTATATATATAAATAATAGATATATAAATAAAATAAAAACTATAATTGAGGGCGTGGGGCAGATGATTGAGGGCGTTTTTAATTATATCTATATATTTATTTATCTAATTACTTAATTATTTGAATATTTTATCATACTTTTATGTCATTTATGTTACAATTATGTTACATTTAGGTAATATTATGTTACATTTGTGTGACAATGTATAAAATATACATATAAATTTTATATACTTTATGTTATAAGTGAGCTTGACTTTCGGATTCGGTTCTGTCAAAGTGTAAAAGCATTCGGCACAGGTCGATTCGCAATAAAATAATTTATATATTTGGAGATATATTATGAAAAAACCATGCAAAAATCCTAATGGATTATCTAATTCTTATGCGATTGAACGAAACAAAAAGTATAGAATATTTGTCAAGTTTAATAGCGAGGAGAAAGCAAAAAGATACCTTAAATCAGAAGGTTATAGGTTCAGAGACAGTTATAATTTCAAAGAAGATAAGTCTACACTTTGGCAATCTAAATTAAATTGGTTGCAAATGAGTTCAACTTATGATTATCTTAATGATAATACTATGGAAATGGGAACAGTTTGGACTTTAAAATCTTTAGAATATTAAATATTTGTTATAAGTGAGCTTGACTTTCGTTTCGGTTTGTGGTTCAATGTAAAAGCAATCGAGACAGGTCGATTAAATTTTTAACATATTTCAAAGGAGATAAAAATGGAAAATGAAGAACATTATGAAATTATGGAATTTATTGAGTCTAGTGTAGCTTTACACGAAGCTGACAAAGATAATGAAATTTTTATAAATCAAGACAAAAAAGTATTACAAAACACATAGGAGATAAACATGGCTAACATTAGAATACATAAAGTAACTAAAATTGAAGTTAAAAAAGTAGACAAAGGTAGTGGATACATTTGTAGAGATTTAGTTATTCACAGCAAAAGATATGATTCTGAATTAAATCAATATATTACAGAAGAAACTAAATTGGATTTATATTTAGATGATGCTTCTGCTTCTAAACTAGTATATTCTAAAGAAATATACTAAACCGAATTCGAAAGAATGTAAACTATAGG